AAAATCAACGTAAAAGGTCGAGACTACTTTTTTGATGTGGATGATGAATTGTTCCGTTTGCGATCTTTGGTGGAAACCCCTTCGGTCATCACCTATCAGGAGAACTTGGATACCTATTCGGTGATTTTTGAAGATGTGCGCTGGCAACCTGTGGACTCGGCTCATTCCCATAACGAATGGGATTGGGATGGCACATGTACGATAATTATGCGTAGTGTAAGATAAAGGACAACTATGGCTGCTGTAACTAGACGACAATACAAAGGTGCTGCTGCACCCACCACGACCTCTAGTGGTTTAAGTACTTCCGACACATCGGTTACTTTGACTGCGACTACAGGCTGGCCTTCTACTGCTGGTGTTCCGTTTTATGTGGTGATTGATCCAGGTACTTCGTCTGAGGAGAAGTGTTCAGCAACGATTTCGGGTTCTACTTTGACGTTGACTCGCGCTCAGGATGATACGACTGCTGTAGCACATAGTTCTGGCGCAACGATCTATCCGGTGTTTACGGCTGATGATGCTGATGAAGTGAACAATATGGCTGCGACGATGACAACTAAGGGTGACTTGTTGGTTACTACTGGGTCGGCGTTTAATCGTTTGGCTGTTGGAACTAACGGCTATGTCCTCACTGCTGATTCGACTGCTACGAACGGTGTAGCATGGGCTGTTACTGCTGCTGCTGGTGGGTTGAATACGTCTACTGAAGGAGCATTTTTCACTATGGATATAGGAGTTTAATATGGCATCAGGCGACAGAACAGAATCACGACTTTCGGGTGGTACAGCCCCCGTACAGTTGGGTACTACTTCGACAACGTTGTGTACGGTAACAGCAGGTCATACGTTTGTGGTGAAGCAGATTATTATTGCTAATACGGATACGGTTGACCGTACTGTGACTTTGGCTATTGGTACTTCGGCTACGGCTGCTAACAGGTTGATGTCGAATTTGCCGATTGGTGCGAATGATGTGATGATTTGGGATACGGCTTTGGTGTTGTTGACTACGGAGACTTTGACTGGTTTGTCGGATACGGCAAGCAAGGTGAATGTGACTGTTGTTGGTTGGGATAAGACAAACTAGTTATGGGCATTGATTCTGGCTACGGTGTTGGTTCGTTAAAGACTGGTGTTTGCACTAGTACTACTCGCCCTGCTGTTCCTTTTGACGGGCAAACAATTTATGAGACTGACACCGATTTAGTAAAAGTTTACAACGGCACAGCGTTTGCTCCTGTTAGCAGGGTATTGCAAGTTGTTCATTCGCAATACACAACAGCGACCACAACGACTAGTGCAAGTTATGTAACAACAGGTGCTACAGCAACCATTACCCCGTCATCTACTTCATCAAAAATACTTGTGATTGCTACAACCACTGCATGGAATAACGGCACAGGCACAGCATGTCATTGGACAATGTTTAGAGGAACTGTGGCTGGCACAAACTTAGCCACAGGTACAACAGTGGCTGGTGCTGCTTTTATTTATCCACTTATTTATACAAGTGTTGCTATGAACTTTTTAGATAGCCCAAGTACTGTATCCGCACAAACTTACACGATGGGTTTTAAGACTGGTAACGGCACAGTTACTGCAACTTCGCAAGTAGATACAACATCGGCACTTATTACACTGATGGAGATTTCAGCATGACCGATTACATCGCAGTATTAACACACCGTTACGCAGGCAAAGAATGGTCTATTAGCGAAAACGATTACGCAACTCTTGTTTGGCACAGTGAAGGAACAAAGCCAAGCAAGGCAACTCTTGATGGTTTGTGGGCGTCAGTTCAACAAGAGATTGCTGACGAAGCAACCGCCAAACTTGCAGCCAAGCAAGCCGTACTGGACCGTTTAGGCATCACAGCCGACGAAGCAAGGATGTTGCTGTCATGACAATTTCTGCTACAACACAAGGTCTACGCATGGGTGTAGCCACATCTTCGTCTCGACCTACAGTTCCGTTTGATGGTCAAGTTATCAGCGAGACTGATACCGACACGTTGCAGGTGTATAAGGGTACGGCATGGGCACCAGTTAGCGGACTGACTTTTATTACTGGTGGAAGTTTTACTGCATCAGCAACAGCAAGTTTGCCCACAAATAGTTTTACTTCAACTTACAAAAATTACAAAGTTATTTACCAGTTAAGCGCTGTATCTGGTGCTAATGCGTTGCGTATTCGTTTTAGAACAGCAGGCACAGACAATTCAACATCTAATTATGAGTTTGCGCAATTTGGTTACCAGTACGGTGCAACAGCAACAGCAAACAACCAATCTACTGGAGCAGATAATTTGTATCTTGGAAGTTCAATAAGTTATAGCGCATTATCTATGGATGTTTTGACCCCACAAGCAACGGCGCAAACAATTATGCAAGCAAATGTGAACGGCAATAACGGGTCAGCAGACGCAGCATTTATTTATGATGCAAGGTTTGTAGCAACTACATCGTTTGACTCTATGACTCTTTATGTGAGTTCTGGAACTATTACAGGTACTTATCGCGTGTACGGATATGGGGACAGTTGATATGACAACAAAGCCAATTGTTTTTGATGGTGCGGAACATCGTGAAATGACTGATGCGGAGTTTGCCCAATATGAGGCAGACAAAATTACAAACGCAGCACAAGCCGATGCTCTTGCTGCTAAAGTCTTAGCCCGTGAAGCGTTGCTCGACCGTTTAGGTATCACCGCTGATGAAGCACAACTATTGTTGGGAGGTTTGTAATGCCGTTGTCTACTGTTTTGGGTGCGCAGTCGTTGGTTCAGCCTGCTGTTTGTACTACTGCTACTCGTCCTGCGTCACCGTACACAGGTCAAGCAATTTATGACACCACTGTTTCGCAGGTGTTGGTGTATAACGGCACAGCGTTTGCTCCTGTTAGCAGAGTATTGCAAGTTGTCCAAGCGACTTTTGCAACTGCTACTGCATCAACTTCTACAAGTTATGTAACATCGGGTTTAAGTGCATCTATTACGCCTTCTTCAAATACTTCTAAAGTTTTGGTTATGGTCACAATGCCAGCAAGAACAGAAAATTCTACTGGCGGTATTTATTGCACACTTTTTAGAGGCACAGTTGCAGGAACAAACTTTTTTGGCGCGCCAGGTTTTGGGAGTGTTTACACAAGCGCATCAAACGACACTCAAGCAGGCTTATCTGTAAATTATTTGGACAGTCCAGCGACAACTTCGGCTACTACTTATACGGTGGGATTTAAGTCAACCGCAGGACAAAACGCAGTTTGTCAAGTAGGTGGCGCGACTAGCAGTATCACGCTTATGGAGATTTCAGCATGACCGACTATGTAGCAGTTTTGACACGCCGTTACGCTGGCAAAGAATGGTGGATTTCTGGCAACGACTACGCAACACTTGAATGGTTGAGCGATGGTGCTAAGCCAAGCAAGTCTGTTCTTGATGGTTTGTGGGCATCGGTTCAACAAGACATCGCTGACGAAGCAGCAGCAAAAGTTGCTACACGACAGGCAGTTCTCGACAAGTTAGGTTTGACAGCCGATGAGGTCACAGCACTTCTCGGCTAACCGTTGGCTGATATTTGCGCCAGTAGCAATACTCGCACTGTTCGCACAACCCGCCAAAGCAGACGTTACAGGAGACTGGACATACAGCCAATCGCAAGCATGCAACGGTTCTGTTGAAGTAGTTGGTACTTCGATTACCCTTCACGGACCTGACTACGGTGGTTGCAGCGGTCAAGCGCATTGGGTGAAAATTGAAACCACAATCCCTGCGGATGTGGACACAATAGATTTCACTTGGACATACCAAACCAACGATGGCTGGTCATACGACCCACCACAGTACGGTATCAATGGGGTTTACACGTTGATTACGCAACAAAACAATGCGACAGGTTCAATGTCAATACCTGTTCAAGAGGGTGACATCTTTACGTTTCGTCAGTACTCCACAGACTCTTGCTGCCAGCCAGGGCATTTAACTATCAGCAATCTTTCTCTTTGGGATGGATTAACAACCACTACAACCACGGTTCCAAATACCACTATCCCAGATACGACTACCACTATTCAGGAGACAACAACCTCATGGGAATCCACAACAACATCCACGACTACAACGACGACCACTTCTACTATTGCACCCTCTACGACTGTGGATGTGCCACCAAACTTGACTACTACGACACTTCAAACAATCGCCACAATCCCAGTAGAGCCAACAATGCCAGAGCCGCCAGCAACGGTTCCTCTGCCACAAATAGAGCCGCCAGCCATGCCAGAGATACCACCCCTCGTACTACCAGAGATTGAAACATATCCACCAGAAACATTAAATCTCCCACCCGACGTTGTGGACACAATGCCTTACCCTGTGGACACATACCCTACTGTTTATCCACCCGATACGCTACCGTTTGTCGGGCTACTACCAGAGCCTCCAGACACCATGCCTCTGCCACCAGACACCATGCCTCTGCCACCAGACATGCCACTAGACGCACCAGAACCCCCTCTAATGCCCCCAATGGAACTTATTGAGGAATTACCACCTGAACTCGTAGAAGCCCTCCTAGACGCTGGCGACACAGACATCCCCCTCACCGAAGAACAGTTCGACACCGTTGTGGACACAATCGAAAACCTAGCCCCCGAAGAAGCAGTAGCACTCATCACTCAAATCCTTGCCACCGCAGTAACAGCCGACCAAGCCGAAGCCCTCGCCTCTAACCCTGAAGTGTTGGCTGTCATCACCGAAGAACAAGCCACAGAAATCTTTGAAACCATCGAAGTCCAACAACTAGATACGACACAGATAGCCGAACTTACAGCAGCAATCCAAGACGCACCCCTCGCAGTCCAAGAAGTATTTGAACAAACCATAGACATCTTCGGCGGATTCGACGACTACGTACCAACAGGCTCCAATATCCCTGTAGGAGAACGACGAACCCTCATCGCCATCGCAGCAGGGACAACCCTCACAGCAGCAGGTACTAGAATGAGACGACCATGAAACGCCTCGCCAACCTCATCAAAGACAACGCATGGACCTACGCAGGCACAGGTCTAGTTCTCATAACCCTCTCGGGTCCTACCTTAAGACAGGCTATATGGGTGGTTGGTGTATCATTAGTGTTACACGCAGCATTAACTCTCAGCACAAAGGAATCAGAATGAAAAAAGCACAAGACATCGCAGGTCGTATCGTGGCAGTATTCCTGTCCTCAGCGTTGGCTATCGTCGGCGGTAGTGCTGTAATTGCCCCTGAACTAGAAATTTGGAAGTCGGCTGTGCTTGCTGGTTTTGCTGCATGTGCAACAGTGGTACAGAAACTTGCTCAGGCTTCGCTTGATGGCAAACTTACAATGGAAGAAATCAACAGCGCGTTCGGCGCAAAATCTGAAAAGTAATTTCAGTGGCATACCCTGTTGTACCAGTAAAACTTTGTGCGCACCTTAAAGGTGCTGTGCCTGGAAAATTGGCTGCAGATAAACTACGCAAAACTATAGGTGGAACGTTGCATCATTGTGCTGCTGATGCTTGGGAAGCAATGGTAGATGCCGCAGAAAAAGACGGTATCAAACTGACTCCGACGAGTAGCGGTGACACATATCGAGATTACGAAACCCAAAAACGGGGCTTCCTCACACGCTACCAAGTGGAACCAATCGTAGGTCAAAGCACCAAAACGTTTGAAGGTAAGAAGTGGTATCTCAAAAAAGGTATGGCGATGTTGGCAACACCAGGAAAAAGCCAACACAACCTCGGTATCGCAGTCGATGTGTCCACAGCATCAGGCCCTAGACTTGCATGGATGCTCGCCAACGAACACCTCTACGGCTTCTCACACGAAGTTCAGTCAGAGCCGTGGCACATCCGCTACACCCAAGGAAACCAAGTCCCACCTGCGGTTGCAGCACATCTAGCTGCGAAAGCCGTATGACATGGATGCTGTTTGGGCTGCTGTCGTTACTGGTAGTTTTGGTCTGCTAGCAATCATTATTGCCAAACTAGGCAAAGAAAACCATGCAGACCACCAAGTGGTACAAGGCATCCTGCGCACCATGCACAAATCTTTGAACCGGACAGAAGACAAAGTAGACAGAATTGACAGTGCGCTCACAGACCATGTAAGGTCCAAGCACAACTAAACCGATTGAAAGGTGCTTGCAAATGGCGAGGGGATTCACTACCGTTGAACTCATGCTCATCCGTGACAGTTTGCTGAAGGTCACACCTTCACGAAACCAAGCTGACGAACTGTGGGAAATCATAGAAAAACTTACCAAAACAATCGAGGGGGCAAACGTTGAGTACGCCAAAAAAGTCCGTGAAGCCAAGTCTGATGGAAGAAATAAAAAACAGTAAATCCGTTAGCGGTCGAATCCCGATGCTTTTGCAGATCATCAACAAACTAGACACCCAAGACAAAGCCGATCTTGTCAACGCATTAAACGACTACACTATTTCTGCACCGGCAATTAGTCGGGCTTTAGAAAACCGTGGTCATCGGATCAGTGTTGGTTCGATTAACTCTTATCGCAGAGGAGAACTGATACATGTCACTGGCGGATGATTTACGGAAAGTAACTGCACCAGCATGGCCGATCATTAAACAAGGCAAACAGTATCGTGTCCCGAAACTCTCACCTAGCGTGGTGTCAACAAACAAATATCAAACAGCAATCATCTTGCCAGACATGCAGCTCGGCTACTTCCATGCAGGCAACGAAGCGTTAGAACCAATCCACGATGAGCAAGCTATCGAGGTTGCGTTACGAATCGTTAAAGCATCTAAGCCAAATCAAATCATTTTGGTTGGTGACAACCTAGACCTGTGCGAGTTTGGTAAGTACCGTTACACGCCAGCGTTTGCGCGCACCACACAAGCAGCAATCGACCGTGCCACAGAACTTTGCGCCCAACTACGCACGATTGCACCACAAGCCAAAATCATTTGGATTGCAGGCAACCACGAAGAACGCCTCGGCAACTATGTGCTGGACTCAGCAGCAGCAGCATTCGGGCTACGCCGAGGCAAAGTCCCGCACGAATGGCCTGTCATGTCTGTCCCATACCTGTGTCGTTTAGATGAGTCCGAGGTGACGTATCTGAGTGGATACCCGACAGGTGCGCATTGGATCAACGAACGCTTGCACGTTATTCACGGCGACAAGGTTGCTTCCGGCGGTTCCACAGCACACAAATATTTGTCAACAGTAAAAACCTCTGTCATCTTCGGACATATCCACAGGCGCGAATGGGCTGAACGAACCCGTGATGATCACGACGGGGCAAGAACTATCTTGGCTGTATCACCTGGCTGTTTAGCGCGTACTGATGGGGCTGTGCCTTCGACTAGGGGTGGGCATGACTTGGATGGTCGCCCGTTGTACCGTTCAGAAGACTGGCAACAAGGTGTAGCTGTGGTGGAGTATGAACCTGGTGACGGTAATTTTAATTTAGAGTTAGTGCCAATCAGGGATGGTTGGGCTAGGTGGCGTGGCGTAGATTATTTATCAAACAACCCGAAGGGAAACAAATGAGTTCAATGAAAGAGATGCTATATCAGCGTGAAACAGCAGCGTTTATGATCGCTGAACGTATGGAAGAAATACAAAAGTTGAGGTCAGAGATTGAGCGTTTGCGTCAACAGATTCGTGATGTGAGAGCGAGCCTTGTATGAGACTGTTCAATGTTGGTGACAGGGTAATCATTGATGACGAGTCAGGGACAATCGAATCTGTGATTGTTGACGGACAGCAAACCAAATATGATGTGCGCTACGGCCAAACCTTTATGCTTGCTGTTGATGTACCCGAAGACGAGATTGAACCGTGGATGCCAGACGAACAATGATTTACCAAGTTAAATGCAACGCTTGTAAAGGTGTGATCGTTCACGACCCGAAGAACGTGACCGGCTGTTTGTGCGACTCGGATGCCCCGACATGGTGCGGTATCGGCAAAGATGGCAGGCTCATACATTATTCACAATCCGATATGTCCGTGATTGAATACCCAGAATGACTATGTTCGGTCGTCGTAACAACCCTTGCCCGTGCAAGACACCCCTACCACAACAACCGTTCTGCGGTGATCGAGGCGTAGAAGATGACGACTAAAACCATTGTTGAAATAACTTGGGCTGACACACATTCCGGTGGCATCGGTTGGACACCAATCAGCGACATAGACCAAGCCGAATACATCATCACCTCTTGCGGATACCTTCTATCGATAGGTGATGGCGGTAAAGAAAACCATGTCACCCTGTACCAGTCACGCACAGAAGACGACGACCTGGATCACATCCTTCACATACCTGTAGCGATGATCCGAAACATTAAAGCTATTGATATTCCCTATATCGCAAAGACTTGACATTACTCTGCAACACCCCTAGAGTAAACCTAACTGCAACGACAAGGAGAAATCATGCAGAAAAGATACACAATCCCGAAACCGCCACACGGCAGCCAAGAATGGTTGAACGCACGATGGCAAAACCATGAAGGACAAACACGGATCACAGCATCCGTAGCAGCCGTAGTACACAACGAACACCGGTTCACCACACCAGCAGACCTCGCAGTAGAACTCTTGGCCAAGACACCCCCCGTGCCAAAAGAACAAAACGATGCGATGCGTCGAGGAACAATCCTTGAAGGACCACTCATGTCGTGGGCATCAGAGATACTGAACGCAACCATCACGGAACCACAAGATTTGTACTGCTACGAAGAAGAAGGTGTACGTCTGATGGCAACATTGGATGGCAAAGATTTGTCAGGAAAAATCTATGAACTGAAAACCTATAACAAAAGGTGGAACGGTCAACTCCCCCCATATTGGAAATGGCAAGGAGTACAACAAGCGATCTGCGCTGATGCAAACGAAATCATATGGATCGTTTTTGACTCCGATCTTCAACTGCAATTCCATACACAAACCGTCACATCCGACGAACGCCAACAACACATAGACGCAGTACGCAAATTCTTGGGGTTCATCGACATGGGGATGATGCCGGAAGGTGCTGACCCCACCTACGACAATGCTTCGGCTTTGTACCCCGAAGGATATGAGAACACTGTTGTCTTGGGCCATGAGGTATACAACACTTTAGAGCGTTTGTCTATTGCTAAAGAGCAAATCAAATCTGCTGAAGCAGTACGCGACCAGCTGCAAGGCGAGTTGGGGATGATGCTCGGTGACGCAGAGTACGGATCAATTGACGGGGTGCAGGTCGTATCGTGGAAGAACTCGTCACGTACATCATTTGATGCTAAACAGTTTGAGAAAGAACATCCAGCATTACACGCAAAGTTTAAGAAAACATCAACCTTCCGCACTATGCGGATCACAGCAAAGGAAAGCAAATGAAACTGGAAGAAATCATTGGCAAGTATGGTGTCCCCGATCCAAAGATTGTAGGGAAACTACCCAAAGCAGGAATGCAACTTGACTTCGTAGGTCACGCAGATGTCACCAAAATGTTGATCGAGATTGACCCTGAGTGGACTTGGGAACCAACCGCGTTTGACACCAACGGTCTACCTGCGTACCGTGTTGAGAACGGCATGGCACACATGGCAGGCTGGCTCACCGTGCAAGGTGTGCGCCGACTCGGTATCGGCTCAGTCATGCACAACAAACCTGACCTGCTCAAAGAACTCATCTCAGACTTTATTCGTAACTCGGCTATGCGATTCGGTATCTGCCTAGCGTTGTGGACTAAGCAAGAATGGGAAGATGTATCCCACGGCACAACCAAACCGATGCCTAAAGCTGCACCAACACCCCAGGCACAACCTGTAGTACTTGCCAGCAACCCACCAGTATCAGCAGACAACATTGAACGGTTCAAAGGTGCATGTGCTGAAGCAGCATTAGATTGGCGCGAAATTGCCAACAGTGCTGGTGTCAACCTAGACAACCTGCATGAATCCGATATGGATTTGTTACGTGCCGCATATGCCACAGCCAAAAAAGCGTTGTACGCACCGAAACCTACTGTCGAACCTGAAGTGATGGATGACTTCAACCCTGCATACAACACCGAGGAAGCATTGGCCACAGTGGTTGACCTGTTTGTGGGTGCAGAAGTTATCGAGCCATCACGGAGCAACCATCCTGCCAATGGCACACCACAAATCAAAGAACCAAACGCATCAGCCACACCGCCACAGTTGGGCAAACTTCGTGCGTTATGCAGTGGTGCAGGCATCAACAGTAAAGAAGACCAGCTTTCAATGGCATCAGACCACACGAAACGAACCATCACATCGTTCAATGATCTAACCAAAAAAGAAGCATCAGAACTCATCAGCATCCTCGCCCCGTGAGCAAAAACAAATCCAAAGGCACAGCCTTCGAGACACTCATCGTTGACTATCTGAAACAGTTTTATCCGAACTGTGAACGACGCGCCCTACAAGGTGCGCTTGACAAAGGTGACATCACAGGTGTAGACAACCGCCTGGTCTTTGAATGCAAATCCCACAACACCCTCAACTTCTCTGGCTGGCTAAAAGAAGCCGAAACAGAACGGATAAACGCCAACGCAGAAGTTGGGGTTGTGGTTGCCAAACGTCGAGGCTATGGTAAAGCCGAAGATCAGTACGTGGTACTCACCGTAAAAGATTTGATCAAGCTGTTAAACATTACTGAATACTGATGTAACAACAACATAAAGGGTACGCTCCCTCATAACCGGCGCGTGTAGTTGTCCCCTAGCCATTGTCTGATCGCGGTGGACTAGGGGTAAAACCCTTTACCTGTAAGGAACCCGACCTTTTTGCTATGATTGGAGACACTAATGCGAAACCTTGTACGGCTATTTGCCGTTTCTATGGTAGGGATTATCACCTTCGGCAGCATCGCTTCAGCAGCCAAAGCCCCTTTGCCAACCCTTGAACCTCTTAGCGTGGCTGTCCGTGCGTCTGAGAAGGCATCTGAACCTGACATCGTGTTCCGTCACGGCGACATCTCATGGCTACCAGAACTAGCCACCGAAGCAGGCTGGCCACCTCACACATGGAAGAAATTGGGTCACATAATCCTACGCGAATCCGGCGGCTGCCCGACCCGTATCGGCGGCTCTGTAGTGGACAAAGATTGCAACCTGATTCGCATGGCAACCATGTCGCATCCATCAGATACAGGACTCCTACAGATCAATGGAATCAACTGGGATTTTGAGCGAACCAAACTTGCAATTGTCTGTGTCCGTATGAAAGTATGCACCCAGGAGGAACTGATGAACCCGATAACAAACTTACGTGCTGGCAAACTACTGTTTGATGTGGCAGGCTGGAGTCCGTGGAATACGACGAAATGAGCCTCCTGGACAACTTCATCCTTGAATTAAAAGACAACGACTTCGGTTGGCAAAAGGATGCAAACTGTAAAGGTGCTGACACCGAAATGTTTTTTATGGAAATAGACGAAGCAGCTATCAACCATATAAAGATTCGTGAAGCAAGAAAAGTTTGTTTTGAATGCACAGTAAAAAAGGATTGCCTTGACTTTGCTGTAGTGAACAATATAAATTATGGGATATGGGGTGGATCAACCCCACTGCAACGTAAGGAGATACGACATGAGCAACGAAACAGAGTTTGAACTTGAATACTGGCAGGATCGAGTTGACGCACTCGCTGTCACCAACCAAGCGTTACAAGAAGAACGCGACCGCTACATGGATGCAGCTGAATCGTTAGCACAAGAACTTGACGCACTTAAAGCGACAGTGAAACAAGCCGAGTCTGTTATCTCCAGACTACGAACCCATATCGCACAAGGTATCGAACTTTAATAAACGCCGAGGGGCAACATGACACCAAACGAAATAGATATTTTTGTCAACCGTCTGCTAGCCATGTACCCAAATACATTTGCGCAACGCAGAACATTAGAAGCAGCATGGCGCAGGGATCATATTCTTTTAGAAGCAACTACAGAAAAAGCTGCCGAAGTATTGGAACGGTGCGTCGCACACGGCGCATTCCCAACCCAATTTGAAGTACGAACAATGTTTAACCCTGACCACAACAAACCAAAACAACTTGTCGGTTGCTGGCTATGCGACAACACAGGATGGTGGTCCCCGACTGAAGCCAGAGGTGTCAAACCTTGCCCATGCAGAAAAGACATTGAACAATGAAAGACCCACAATATGATCGCAAATATTTGGCAACAGAAATTATCAAATCCTTTGGTCCAGATACGACAAACACCAATGTTGCAGAAATCTTAGGCATCGGTCGATCAACCGTATACAAATGGATTGAAAGACAAATACGATTTAATGCTTACGAAGCAGATCGTTACGCAATTAAATTAGGTTTACATCCCTGCGAAATTTGGGATGATTGGTTCACTATGACATTGGAGGAAACAGGATGAAAGTTTTAAGTTTGTTTAGCGGTGTTGGTGGGTTTGACATGGGGTTAGAGAACGCTGGTATGCAGACAGTGTTCCAATGTGAATGGGACAAACATGCCAACAGCATTCTGTATAAGCATTGGCCTGATGTCCCGAAATGGGATGATGTATCTACACTGACAGGCAAGCATATTCTTGCTCATGCACCCGTTGTCGATGTTGTTGCATGGGGTTCACCATGCCAAGACCTGTCCGTTGCAGGCAAACGAGCAGGGTTAGAAGGTGGCAGGTCAAGTTTATTTCACGAAGGAATCCGAATCATCAAAGAACTACAGGAGGAAACGAATGGACAATATCCAAGAATCTCTATTTGGGAGAACGTTGTTGGCGCACTCAACTCCAACAGAGGGGCTGACTTCGGGATCATCCTCAATGAAATGGCTGAAGCAGGGGCGTTGGCAATCGAATGGAGTGTGCTGGACGCACAATACTTCGGAATACCCCAACGACGAAGGCGCGTGTTCGTCATCGCTATCTTTGATCCTGTCCTCGCCAACCGATGTCCAAACCCGCTACTACCTGTCTCCGAAAGCTTGCCAGGGCATCTTGCGAAGGGCAAACCGGCGAGGAAAAGTGCTGCCAGAAAGACTACAGAAAGCATTGGAACAGATGGTACAAAACTTGTAGAAGGGTTTACATCATCTTCATTTGCTGGTTATTCCGAGGGTGTTGGCACACTTCGCTCCAACGGTGGTGACTTGGGAGGTGGCAGCGAAACATTAGTTACTGAACCGTTTGTGAAGTCAAGTCGAGCGCAAACATCAGACGATTCAGAAACATGGATACTTGGCGAAGTCAACCCGACATTGAACTCGTTTGATGTTGGTGATACCCGTGCCACAACAGCCATCGTTGAACCAATACAAATGAAAAATAACCCTGTCAAAGAAATCGTTGGCTCACTACAAGCCAGGGTAACAGCAACCAATCACGAATCCATAAGAGATGGACATGCCATAGTTGAGGAACCCATCTTCTTTCAGGCACACATGAGTGGAGAAGCACGAATCCAAGAAAAAGTTATGCACTCGCTATCAGCGATGATGGGAACAGGAGGCAACAACGTGCCAATGCTTGCCTACGATGAATACAACGACACCCTTAACGAGGTGCATCATGCTCTCCGTGCAGGCACCAAACAATCCACAGGTGTGTTGCTTGGCAATGAAGTCGCTGCCACCTTGCGGTCAGGTGGTGATGGTGGCGTACCATCAAGCCGAGGCGAACACCTAGTTGCTGAACCAACGATGGCTGTACGCCGGTTGACCCCTCTTGAATGCGAAAGGCTCATGGGTTGGCCTGATGATCACACTCGATACAAAGCCGACGGAACAGACCAAGCCGACACTCACCGATACAAACAATGCGGCAACGGAGTCGCATCACCAGTAGCCCAATGGATCGCAAAACATATTTTGGCAATCTAATGAACAAACAAACCTGGCACTGCCCACAATGCAAACAAGTGATCACCACCTACATTAAACTTGTTGAACCACCCGTATGCGAAAACAAACACCGACCAACACCAATGGAGAACAAATGAACCTGCTGGACATCATCGCCGCTACCGAAGCCAAAAACCAGGCAATCGCTACCGTTACCAACAACGCCGACCAAACATGGCTCACCTCCTGTTACAACGTGATCGTACAAATCGCTACCACTACCGACACCTTCACTACCGACACAATTTGGCAGGCACTAGAAAACGCAGCACTACCGACACCACACGAACCCCGTGCGATAGGTGGCGTACTTCGACAAGTTGCCAGTGACGGACTGATCTGCCCTACCGACACTTACCAACCATCGGCGCGTGTAGCGTGTCACGCTCGGCCTATTCGTGTTTGGCGGCGCGTATGAACGATCAACCGTCGCTGTTCGACATCACTGACCCGTACAAGGCCGGCGATAATCCGCTGGCCGACTGGACTGATGACCAGATCGAACACTTGGTATCGATATGGAAAAAAAATATCAAAAACAATCCTTGACATTGTGCCGGCGATAGGTAATACTCTTGTTAGCCCCGCTTGACGGGGGAACAGTTGGGAGACTGTATGAAACAAGTAACGGTTACAGAAACCGTGTTTTTATTGGGCGAATTGTCTGATACGGCACGTGAAAAAGCGTTAGAAAAAATGCGTAACGTATTGTATGAATGGTTAGGCAGCAGCCAGATCACCGATCATCTGAACGGCGAGCTGTATTCCGCGCTCACTGGCACATACGACGGGGATCTAAGCAAAAAAGAATTGTCTAAGCGCGTTGGCCTAACTATCGAATGGTCACTGTCACACTGTCAAGGTGACGGGGTAGCTATCTATGGCACACTCTATAAAGATGACGCGCCCAACGTAGAATGGCACGGAGCAGACACCGCCACGTTCACCCGCAATAGTCACGGCCACCATTACAGCCACGAAAACTGTATGACTATCGCATTGTTCACTAGTGACGATGACGGTTGTTCGATTGACGCAGACACAGACACAACCGAAACGTTTGCCGAACAATTCCGTAATCTATGTCGCGAACTAGCACGATCAGGTTACGCGGAGATTGACAACCTAACCAGTGAACAAGCCGTATTAGAATATCTCGAATGGTCTGAGCCGCGTCGGTTCACCGAAGACGGAGATATTCACCCGACAAAATGGTGGGGGGAATAATGGCCACCACTACAGCACCGGCTTGGAATTATTACCGGTCACAATTAGCCGGTACGCCTTGCGCGGAATGCGCTATTTGCGGAATGATCTACGTCTATTGGGAAACCGAAGACTTGGAATATCACACTCAACAACACGAAACGGAGACAGCACAATGAAAGTGAAATATGCGATACAACAACTATCAGCACTAAAACCCGATGAAGAAATTGTTATCGCCTACTGGACTAAAGAATGGTTCATAGACGTACTTGGCAGGGAAATAAACGATGACCAATGGGATGACATCACCGGAGAATGTGACGATGTGATCGACAATATGCCTATCGGGGATTACCTAGAAACCGCAGCCAACGAAATACTTGACAACGAGGAGACAGCACAATGAACTTACGCGCATTACAACAATTCACCGACGAAATATTTGGGCAAAACCGGCATACCGACAGTATGAACGACTACTACCCGCACACACTGTACCTAGATACCGAACAAGGCACGTATGGTGACGCGTCACGAATAGCATTGATCAGTACAACTGACTGGACACAAGATGATTGTGACGCTTGGGAGTGTATGACCGACAGCGAGCGCAACGAATACGCGAGAGAACACAACCGTTACAACGGCCAATGCCTAAACCCATTGGAATACCAACGCGAGACTGGCAGCGACAACCAATGAAGCCGCTACTGCACCGCGTTGTGGCGGTATCCAACCTATGCACAGTCACAACTTTTGTAACCGCGCACGATGACGATGAAGCCGAACTTATGGGATTGCAGCAGATAGCAGATGAGTTTGGATTTACTGATACGTCTATGTTTTTTGACATTGAGACAGAATGTGAAGAAGCACAATGACCGACAGCCTCATATTCCGCGCTACCGCCACCACCATAATCGTGACCGTAGGTATATGTGCCGTGACAGTAGGCGCCAACGCCGGCTATCTATGGTGGGCAACAATGCTCATCTCGATCTACCCGTTCACCCACCTTTACTACCGACACAAACAAACTCGCCGCTAACAAGTACCGGTAGTGGGGTCACACTCCCAAGCTGGCACCACTACCGCTACCGGCACCACAACCGACTACACCGCGACAGCACACGTAAGTTACCGATCAGTAATCGAACTAGTGTTCGTATAGCGTAAAGTCTTTACATTGTCAAACCCAAAGACGCTCATATTAGGTATGAAATACCTAATACAAATAGACACCGCCGCCGGCCAACTCACTATCGGCCACTTCGACACACTCACCGCCGCGCGCAGATATCTTTCCAAAGTTAGATCCGGCGTAATTGTGCCACTGATCCCCGCACACGCGGCAACAGCTCAACAGCTCACAACTTCCACCCGCGATCAAATATATTTAATGCTTGACAAAATCTAAAAAGTATGATCTAATCATAAAGCGCACGAAAACAACGAGCGCGCAACAGTTGGGAGACTGTCAAACAATGAGCGCATACCAAGTAGACACCGATCTAATTGACCTGATCGTATCGGCCACCACCGAGCGCGATTACAACCGCGACCACGTAAACCCGCTATATATGTATCTACCGGCAGTTACGCCCACGATATACACAGCCGAACTAATCGAGCTGACCGAACACCGCGAAGGGTACAGCGTGATCACACTGCCCAACGGCCAACCCCTAGCGCACTTGGGAAACCGCGCAGACCGCGAGACGCTGATAGGTCGTGAACTAATAGCGGCGAATTGTGCGAGCCTTGCGGCACGATACAGCGACACCAACGCCGACAAAATCGGCGGGATGATCTCATATTTGCCAACTGATTACACGTACCGCCGCGTATGCCGCGACAGGTTCGCCGACTTCGGGCACGTGTTTGGCGCGTTGGCTTGCTTCGAGTATCAGTCGTGCGAAACCGGCCAGAGAACGCTTGCCGAAATGATCACCGAACGAACCCGCAAAAGTATCGCCGCCGGCGTAGCCGCCGAAACAGACGAAGCCCGCGCCGCGTGGGGTAGCTGGTCACGTGAATATCAACAAACCCGCCACCAAGAAACCCGCGCACAAATAGCCGAAATGATGAACCAATGACCGAACTACAAGCAATCCCACTGACCGCGCTCGTTATGGCATCACCGTTTATCGCTGGCGCCATAATTGGCCAACTAATGAGCCACCGCAAACCCCGCACACGAACACCAAACGCCGAACTAATCCAACGCCGGCGCGCACAAATCGAGCGCAACAGCGCACGAAAAACAACAACCCAACAGAACAGGAACAAAACCAAATGAGCAACGATCAGAAAACCCAACTAGGCCAAATCACCGGCACATTAAAAGACCTTGCGCAAGTGTTCGCAATCGTCACACCGTACGCCAGCACCGACAAGCAATCTCTACAACTGGCCACGATCACCGGCGCAGTGTTCGAGTGTTGCGACAGTTACGCCGCAGTAAAACACACCACAGACCAACTAACCACAGCAGCCACCCCGCAACCGTTCACACTGCCCGCCAGCGAAGTATCAAAAGCACTCACAGCAGCAGCCAAACTAGCCGGAAAACACGCCGGCCAAGTCACAGCCACATTGACCGCCACGCCGGAAGCGTGGACACTCACCACCACAGCAGGCCACACCCACACCGGAAACAACCCACAACACGAAACACCCAACACCAGCCAGATCTGGCACGACGCACAAACCACAACGCCGGACACGTTCGAGCCGTTCAGCCTTGCCCAATGGCAGCTCGAAAGACTAGCCAAAACCACCAAACAGGCCGCCAACAACGACCAACCCGCAACACTCACCAACTACAGCACACCCACCAAACCAGTCATCTACACAATCACAACACCCACCAGCAGCACTCTAGTGCTAGTAATGCCAACCAAAACCAAATAGGAGACACCCACAACAGAACCACCACCACCCAGAGCGGCTAGATGTCGCTCGCCTTGCCGACAAAATCGGCCACCAATGCCCGCCCGCACCCACCGCCGGCGGGCATTGTGCTATCCCGCCACAAGTCAAACGCCGGACAGCAACACAGCTGCACACCAACACCAGCCACCAGCTAGGCGATCGCCGCAAATGCTTACTACTTGCCGACCCTATCCCCTATTGCCAAGCCGTATCGGGGTACCCCCACCCATTCAGCCGGCCAAACCAACCGGCAACACCAACGCCGGCAGAGATCGACAGCTCACACCAATCACCCAGCACCTAGATCACTAACTGGGGTAGTGCCTTGGCCACCGCCCCCTCTATATATCTATTATCTGTTGTGTCGATATTTGGTTTTGTGAACGCTGTGAGTGGTCGGCTCTTTGGGTTGTGGTGGGTTGACTACTGTGTGTGGTTTCGGGTTTGTATCGTGTTGGGAGATATATACATAAATGTGTATCTCCTGGGGTGATGGCGGCCAAAGAGTGATGGTGTTTGCTCCCCCCACGGTTCGCTCTTGGGAGCAGGTCGCCGTAGCTAAGTTCTTTTAGCCGACACCTTTATTTAATGATTTGACGTTCATCACGCTGCTTGATCTATCAATTAGATCATCGAACCACGTTTCCGTGGATGAATGTCCCGCCCTGTGCAACGAGGGTACGACCGTGATACTTGCCGGTTGTTTTGTTTGATGATACATCATGGTTTGTCTCACGCTGTCTCATGTGCAGATATTCTTCTGATATATCAAAGAGTCAATGTTGGTGGGCGAGGGGAGAACCGGAGTTAGTAACCCGACGAAACTATCTCAACGGACACACCCACCAACAGGTGTATGATAGCACCACAATGACTGCTGGACGTTCAGGGCGACGACAAATACCGCCACAAGATGTTGCACGTTTTTGGCAGGCACGGGCATCAGGTATGTCGATCAAAGATGCAGCGAAAATCGCTGGTGTGCATATCAACACCGCACAAAAGTGGGACTCTAAGAAGCGTAAAGTTAAAGCAGAGTTAGAGTTAGCGAACCTGGATGGGGCTAAAGTACGCAAAAAAGAAGGTGGTGTACAAGCTGACGCATGGCAAAAAGTTATGGATGTGTCCGATCTGCCACCGGTTATTCCGTATGACCGTCTAAAACCTGAAGCGCAACGGGCGTTAACCGATTTCGATTATTTCCGTAGACGCTATTTGGGTCGTGTGCCTTCACCGTGGCAGGTTGATGCCGCATATCAGATTGAAGCATGGCTTTACAACGACGATAAAGAGTTTGTGGTGTTGAACTGTCCCCCAGGTGCAGGCAAATCCACTTTGTTCCATGATGTGGCTGTGTGGCAGATTGTCAAGAACCGCAAGATTCGTGTAATGATCGGTTCCGTGTCACAAGCTTTGGCAAAGATGTATTCGCGCCGTATTCGTGAAACCCTGGAACGCCAGTTCCCTCTAGACCCTGACCCGATCCTGATAGACAAAGGGTTAGCTATCAAAGCCGAAGCATGTCTTGCCATAGACTTTGGTAGGTTTAAGCCTTCAACAAGTGGTAGTCTGTGGCGAGCCGAAGAATTTATTGTCGAACAGGAGGACATGGGTGGACTGGACAACAAAGAACCTACTGTTAGTGCTTACGGTATCGAGTCTGAGTTCATTGGCCACCGTGCGGATCTCTGCTTATTTGACGACGTTGCGAGTCCGGAAAATGCTAAAGAAAGTGCGGCACGAGATAAACTTATTGAACGATGGGACTCCATGGCAGAAGCTCGCGTCGACCCAGGCGGCCTTCTCGCAGTTGTCGGACAAAGACTCGGACCTCTTGACCTCTACGCCCACTGCCTCTCCAAAATCACGTACGAAGATTTCGAAGACAACTACGACGGGTCAGACACCACGGACATCTCCGAAGACAAAGAACCCCTCAAAAAGCACAAGTACCACCACCTCATCTACAAAGCGTATTACGAAGAACTAGACACAGGTAAACTTTCTAAACGTAACAGTTCACCAGCATGGCCTGAAGGCCCACTGCTAGACCCGTACCGTCTGTCTTGGAAAGACCTATCGTATGTGAAGCACTCTAACCCTGCAAAGTTTGCTGTGGTATATCAACAAGAAGATCAAGCTGAAGGCAACTACCTCATTGAACGGGTGTGGGCTACCGGTGGTGTGGGTGCTGACGGTGTGATGTATCCAGGGTGTATTGACAATGACCGTCGCCCAGGACATATTCCACAAAACTTGCAGCCACCACTTATTTCGATTGCTTCGGTTGACCCGTCACCAACAATGTTTTGGGCTATCCAATGGTGGATCTACCAACCTGAAACCAACCTACGGTTCCTGATTGATTGTGAGCGCGTAAAACTTACCGCTGAAGGATTGTTGGGATATGACATTTCTGGGCGCACATATTCAGGGATCATGGAAGATTGGCAGAACCGTTCATTTGAGTACGGCTACCCAATCTCCCACTGGATTGTGGAAGTAAACGCAGCTCAACGATTCTTGTTGGCACACGACTTTGTTCGCAAATGGCAGGCATTACACACCGTGAACGTGATACCTCACACCACTAGCCGCAACAAACTAGACGAAAACTTGGGTGTGGAAGCGTTGCTACCTAACTTGTGGCGTTCCGGTCAGGTGCGTTTGCCTACTATGCGCGAGAACTGGAAGACTTTGGCGTTCATTGAGGAGATGTCTTCGTGGACTAGAGACAAAAAAGCGGGTACCGACCTTGTGATGGCACACTGGTTTGCTGAATTACATGCACCGAAACTTCGACAGGGTGTTGCCCCACCGAAACAGTGGCGACCTTCTTGGATTTAGTATGGTATCTTTGTTCTAATTCTCAAACACAGGAGTTTTATGGCTACGGCAAAAAAGAAAGCACCAGCAAAGCAGGCTCCTGCAAAGAAGGCTTCTGCAAAAAAACCTAAAGGTCTTGATTCTGACGGCAACCCAATTAACCTAAGTAGCAATTCAAGCCGAAACAAGGAAGCCAATCGTGCTTTTGACGCATTGAGGTCAGGCAATAAACAATCATACAAAGTTGCTGGTCGCAACATTTCTGACTTTGCCCGCAATCAACCATCGTTACAAAGTGGAAGTATGGCAAGAAAACCTATTGCGCTAGGTGGTTCTGGTCCGTCAAGAGGTTCTGGTGGCAACATGGGTGGTCGCGGCAACATGGGTGGCGGTCTTCGCAAGCAAGGTAAATAGTTAATTGCTTACCACTGAAGAAATCGTTGCTCTCTATGAGCAGAGGCGCAGAGCGCAGGGTCCTTTGCAGGAACAAATGCGCCGTGTACGCGACCTCGCTAACGGTGATGTGATTGTTCCACTAAACGAACTAGACAAAAACGCTAAAGCATCTGTAGCAAACCTGTTAGTGCAGGGATTAGATCAAATGTCGATGCGTGTCGCATCAACAATGCCAACCCCGTACTTCCCACCAGTCAAAGAAGGCTCAGACCGTTCCAAGTCCACAGCCAAAATGCGTAAACGGGCGATGCTCTCTATTTGGGATCACAACCGTATGCAAATGAAGATGCGTCGCCGCGCACGACACCTTCTCGGCTACTCACAGTCGGCTGTTGTACTCAAGCCTGACTTCAAAACTTTGATGCCAACATGGACTGTACGCAACCCACTAGATACCTACCCTGCGTTCACCGATGATCCAGATAACCCAGTCCCAGAAGACTGCATTTTTACATTCAAAGCCACAGCCGCATACCTGCTACAAAACTATGGCGATCTGGTGCTAGGTAAATTGCGTATGGGCAAAGTTGATGGCTCAACCAAATACACGATGCTCGAATATGTGGCACCCGACTACATGTATCTAGTCGTTTTAGGTGCAGAAGACAACCCAACCCTCAACGCATCAGAACGCGCCGGTATTGAAGCACTCACTATTGAGATGATTCCGAACCGCACCAACATGCCGTTGGCTGTTGTAGCAAACCGCATCACCCTAGACAAGCCTCGCGGCCAGTTTGACGGTGTGATGGGCATGTACTACACACGCGCACGACTACAAGCATTAACCGAAATCGCTATCGAACGAGGCATATTCCCTGAAGAATATCTGATTGCACGACCAGGCGAAAACCCTGAAATCATGCAAGTAGCAAACGGCAAACAAGGACAGTTAGGTATTGTTAAAGGTGGCGACATTCAACAGTTGCAACTCAACCCAGGCTATAAGACCGATACCGCATTAGATCGTTTGGAGCGTCAAGAACGCTTAGAGGGTGCAATTCCCGCAGAGTTCGGCGGTGAATCAGCATCCAATATCCGAACTGGTCGTCGCGGAGAATCAGTCCTTTCAGCAACCGTAGATTTCCGTGTTCAAGAAGCACAAGCAACCTTTGAACAATCACTGTTCGCAGAAGACAAGATCGCTATTGCAATCGAAAAAGCGTACTGGGGTAACACCACCAAAACATTCTATATGGGTGCCAAACAGTCAGCTGGCATGGAGTCATACCAACCAAACAAAATTTGGCAAACAGACTTCCACTATGTCGCATACTCGGCAGCAGGATCAGACGTAAACAGTTTGATCGTAGGTTTAGGTCAGCGGCTCGGAACGGGCTTAATGAGTAAAGAATCAGCGCGTGAAGCCGACCCACTCATATCCGACCCTGACCTAGAACACGACCGCATCATCGCAGAAGGAGTTGAAGCTGCGTTACTATCATCCATACAACAGCAGGCTGCGAATCCTGAAGGCCCGTATCAGCCAGAAGATTTGGCATACCTCACCAAACTTGTCGTCGAACAAGACGTACCCCTATTCGACGCTGTTAAACGGACAGACCAGCGGGCCAAAGACCGCCAAGCAGCACAAGCACCAGCAGGCGCACCAGAAACAATGCCAGGACTAGCGATGCCAGGAATGGGCGCACAACAACCTGCCGAAGCACCAGCAGGTCCACCAGGAATAGAAGGACTGTTAGCACAACTAGGGGGTAGATAATGGCTGCATACGCTCAACGAACCGATCTAAACTCATCTGCGATGACACCAGAATACGGTGGTATCAAAAAGTTGGCTGACGCACAAAAAGCTGTACCAATGGGTGCATCACCAGCAGCCGCACCACAAATCCAACGCCCTGTGCCTGGAGCAGCAGGACCGTTGACACGCCCAACAGAACGACCACTAGAACCGATTACCGCTGGCGCAAACTTTGGTCCAGGACCTAACGCTATGGCCGCAGGTATTCCTATTCCGCGTTCATCCAATGTTGTTGCTATTGAAGAACTACGCGCTATTGCACAAATGTATGCTTCGGATGACCTGCTCGACTTGTTGGATGCGTATGGAAATGATGTTCAGTGAAACTCGGACAACAGATTCCAGCAATAAATGTTGTTAACGAAATAAACAAGCCTGCTGCCGCACCCGCACCTGCGGCGATGACACCACAGCAACTACAAAAACTTACTGAAATCAAAACCCGTGCCGGATGGCTGTCGCCAAGTGAAGTACTGTCCCTAGCCAAAGGTGATGCCACCACACAGGCTGTTGATGCTGTTGCCACAATGAAAGCAAAACAGATTGTTGACGATCAAGGCTCTGATGAACCTGGTGGTAACTGGATTGAACGCAACGTATACGACAAACTTAAAGCGACAACACGATACACGTTTGCAGGATTGAACTTTGTCCCAGAATTTGTGCAAGGTGGTGCGGCACAGTTTTTTGATGACAACACAGACGTTGACGGTTTCATGATTTCCACAACACTTGGTTCGTTGTTGGCAAACCCCGAACTTCAAGGCGAAGGATTTTTTGCTGGCGACAAGCTAATGGAAAAGCAGGCTGAACGCGCACGACGTTACCGTGGAACAGTAAACGGTTCCGCTTGGACCGTGGGCCGTGGTGCAGCAAACCTGGTGTTCAAACCTAAGTCGTTGCCATACAACGTGATGTCCGGTGTGTTGGATGCGTTGGTAATGATTAAAGCCGACCCTACAGGGCCGATTGTCAAAGGTGTCAAGTTGGCTACTGCTGGCGGTTTAACTGTTGGCGGCGCAAAAGTGCTTGGCACAAGCAAAGTGCCACGACTATCCGTGGCAGCATTGAAAGCACTTCGAGAAGAACTTGCTTCAGGTATTGGCTTAACTAAAGGTCTAGCCGAATATGGTTTAGACGGAACAGCATACGATACGTTCTCTCGCACTAACCGCCGTTTCGTGACATTGATTGATCGTCTTGTGGGAGAAAAAAGTGCTTCGCGAATAGCAGAAGACATCTTTGACCACAAACTACCCAACGAAGTCGTAAACGCTTTGGCTGACGCAAACGATCCCGAAGTGGTGCGAGCCATTCTTGCTACAGGATGGGGTATTTCGGATCAAGCATTACCACAAGATATTCGTAATATCCAAAAAACGTTGTTGGGTTCACGCACCGTTCTTGGTACCGCTATTGGTGATATTGCTCACGAACGCATGCCAATGATCGATGGTATCCGCAAGTCACGATACTTCACTGCTATGGCAAAAGGTTTAGTTGTAGTCAACGGTGACACTAACGACAACCGTAAAGCAGTAAAAACAATTATTTCATATTTGCGTACAGCCGGAGTTGCCCCAGAAACCGTTGACGAGATTGCGAACATGGCGATGCGTTCGTTTGTTCCGTCTGGTTCTGATGCCGCTCGTAAGTCAACAATGGAAGTTTTCGAGGGAACACTGAAAGCCGTAATGAAGCAAGACGGCGTGACTGATGAAGTAATAAATGAACTGTTTACTAGGTCGCGAAGCGGCATAGAAAAAGCCCGCATCTATTTGCAGAACAGGGCTGGACAGGCAACAGACAACGGATACCACACATGGTTGATGAATAAAGACCGTGGTTTTATTCCAGAAGAACAACTTGAATTGATGTTGTCCGAGTTAGGTTATCGAAATGGCGACCAAATGGCGTTTACTTCGCCAACTGAACTGGTAGAAATGTTGGACCGAGTTCAGGTGTTGCCAGATTTGCGTGATGTTCGACGTATCACAAGAAACAAACTGTTCCGTGACGTATTGGGCGAACAAGATATTGTCGGGAAGATACCGTTGGCAGCAAAACGCGGGAAAAGACTTGTTACTACTATTACGGATCAAGCAGAATTTGATCGTTTGGGCAGAGAACTGACTCAGTTGCGTAAAGCACCAAACAAAACAGAAGACATGTTTAACAAGATAGAAGAATTGCTATTTCAGCAAAACTCGCTAAAAGTTAAAGAACTAAAAAAGGTTATTACACCAGAGCAACGTGGTGCCATAAACGCGATTGACTATGTGCAGAACCAGTTGTGGAAACCGTTGGCTTTGGCAACAGGTGGGTATGTTGTGCGTAACTCGCTTGACGCGCAGGTTCGTATGGCGTTTAGTGAATTGCCAAGTTTGATTACGCACCCGCTGCAATATATTGGTCTTGTTACCGGCACATCAAAAAAGATGAGTCTCAAATTTGAAAACCTTGCCGCGCTTGGCACAACAGCAAGTCAAGAAACCATAAGCAAACTTGGCACCCAGATTGACGAGCTAAGGGCAATCACAAATCGAACAGCAAAACAAGAAGCAAAACTGGCCAAACTTGTTGGCAAACAAGATGAAATGATGCTGACCAATGAAGGTTTGTTGGATGAAGGTTTGCAAGATTTGGCTCAACAGTTAGGTTTTGGTTTGGATAAACAAGGTCTTGGTGCGATGGACTTTGACGACACTATGACCAAAACAGGTCATTTCGAAAACGTGTCCAGAGGTGACGCTGGTGGTGTTGCCCGTCACACTGACGCTGTAGCACAAAACGGGTACAGAACATTCAATGATCCTTTCCGTCGTTTGGCAGCACAAACCTTTGTCGAATTTGGTGGGGTGTCACAAACATCACGCGATGCCGCAGCAAGCCGAATTGTCAACTTGATCAGAAGCAACCCAAAACTTAAAGAAGACGTTTATGCGATGCACCTTAAAGGTTTTCAAGTAACAAATGCTAGAACAGGATTGCGTAGTAGCACTGGCGCAATAGATTTGGCTGCCCTACCAGAAGATGAGATGGTTCAGGCTTTGTGGCAATACGCCCAAAGAATTTCTGTTGAAAACGCACAAACATTTACAGGCAACGTATATGAAGTTCAATTTATGTATTCGTTTAACCGCGTACCAAAAACCATTGGAAAGAAAATTGTTCCGGCGTTTGAAACAGAAGCGGGAACTTTGGTTGATACCGAAGGTGGGATGCTGCGTGTCGGGTCAATTGTGGAAATTTCTGACAACGAAGTTGGTGTTGTAACTAGTTTCAAAGATTCTATTTCAAGAGAAATGCTCATTGATCCGTACACGGGCGGTGTGGTTGAAGCAACAGGATACGGTGATGATGCCATCGCTATAGTCCAACCGGTAGAAAATGGTGACGCTTTTGGTAACGGCGAAGGCACACAGGCGGCGCGTCGGATAATTGGTAGCACACCAGTTTATGATGAAACCACCAAAAGGGGATTGCCTCAAACGCTAAAGCGCGAAGTATCCCAATTCGATCCAAAGGATTCAGGTAAAATCCAATCTTTTCAAAACACGATGGATACCAGTACCGAATGGTTTTTCAGCCATATTTACGGTACGGTCACACGCAAACTTGAACGATCACCAGTGTTTCGTGAATACTATTACAAAGAAGTGAACGCGCTAATTGATCGTCTTGATCCTGCGGAAGCACAAAAGTTTTTGTTGAAAGTAGAAAAATCAGCCAAAGACGCTGGCATGACCCCAGAAAAATATGTTGGAGACAAAGAGATTATTGCTCGTATGAGAGCATCAAGTAAAACTGCTGGCGATGTGACCATCAACGAATTAGATGAGTTTGCCAAAGTCCAAGCAGTCACCAAGATGAAAGAACTTTTGTACGATGCCTCAGAGCGAAGCAATCTACAAGACGCGCTGCGCATCATCATGCCGTTTGCTCCAGCGTGGAAAGAAGTTATCGGCACATACGCAGGGTTCCTAAAATCAGACCCGATTGGTGCAGCAAGAAACTTCCAAAGGGTTTACAGTGGTGTTGGCAACGCCGACCCAGACAACGATGGTCGAGGGTTCTTCTACAAAGACCCAACCACGGGTCAGACCATGTTTACGTTCCCAGGATCAGGGACTTTGGCTAAAGCATTGACGGGTTTGGATGCCACCCTTGAAGCACCTGTGGCGCGTTTGTCGCAAGGTATTCAGTCGTTCCCTGCGCTCGGTCCAATGGCGCAAATTGCGGCCTCTAAGCTCATCCCTGATGTTCCTGAAACAGATTTTGTTGTTGGACTGTTGTTGCCGTACGGTCGCAAAGGTATCGGGGCCGTAGCACCACTTCCACCGTATGCAACAAAACTGTATGCGGCATTTGCAGCAAATGAGGATGATTTGACAGGCATCTATGCCAACACATACATCGAAACCTTGAGAGCGTTGTCTGCTACTGGCGACTATGACATGTCTAGCAAAGACGAAATTTTGCAACTACAAAAAGACGCAAAGTTTAAGGCACGAATTTTGACTGGCTTCCGAGCAATCTCGCAGTTTGCTGGTCCAACAGCAGGAACCACAGAGTTCAAAATTGGAACAGAATCCGGCGACCAATTCGTGTCTGCGTTGATCAAAGAATTTTATGATATGCAAGCCGATCCTGCTATTGGATACGACAAAGCACTGCCACAGTTTTTGGCTAAATACGGCGACGAAGTGGCGTTGTATGTTGCGTCAAAAAGCCGATCCACCGTTGAAGGTTTGGAAGCAACGTCAGAGTTCCGTGAATGGGAATCAAAGAACAAAGACATTATTGCTGTGTATCCAGAGGTGGCAAGGTATTTGGCTCCTACGGGTTCAGAGTTTAACTTTGCTGTTTATGATCGTCAGCTTCGTGCAGGCGAACGAGTCAAATTAACAGATAACCAAATCATCGAGTTGGCTCAAATCCGTATTGGTTCAGCCAATTTCCGTCATGCTCGCGAAATGGTTGGGCCATATCCTGACGCTAACGCCAAAGACATGTTGAAACAGTATCGGACATACCTGTCTAAGAAGTATCCTGGGTTCCCTGCCGTGGCAGAGTTTCAGGTTGGTAAGTATTACAACGACATTATTGATTTGAAGCAGCTGGTGTTTGATAAGCGTGTTCAGCCTGATGGTACTGTTGATTCTATTAAACAGTATCTATCGGCACGTGAGCAGGCGATTGCTGCTTCGGGTGTTTCTGAGCAAGGTTTCCGTTCTGCGAAGTCTGCGGAAGGGTTGCGGGATCAGTTGGCTAGTATTGGTTTGGCATTATCTCAGCGTGAGCCTAATTTTGCCCGTATTTATGATCGTCTATTAGCATCGGAAGTTGAGTAGTCATGGCAGACCCAGTTGTACCAGAAGAAACAGTTGATCCTAATGCTGGATACGACACTGGATTCAATTTTAGTGCTTCTGTTGCGTCTGACTATAAGTTAAAGTATCGACCTGTTGCTGGTTTCGGTGCCAACATTACTGATGTAGAAAAAGCAACCCTAGATAAACAAATCCTAAGATCACCTAAACAGGCAAGACAATACAATGGCTCATATTTGGTTGATGATCAAGGGTTGATTGCTCGCAAACCGTATGATCCAAACAGGGATGTTGAAGCAGAAATGTACGGTCTGATGACAGACGACAATCTTCGTTCGACAGTCCAATCGTTGCTGTACTCCAGAGGGTTTTATGGTTCTTCTAAACCATCCGCACGGGGGACACTATCTGTTGACAGGACAGCGTTCAAAGAGTTTTTGAATTATGCCAATAGTGAGGGCTATACGTGGAAGCCGTTGCTTGCCAAAATTTCTGCTATGCCAATGGTGAAAGGTTTGGGGGGAGGAGCAAAATATCGTGTTTCCGCACCGGAAGATATTACCGAATATTTGCGTAAGGCTTCGTTGGAGAAGTTGGGTCGCACAATGTCTAAAGAGGATGTGGATAAGGCGATTGCTGCTATTCAGCAAACCGAACGTACAAAGGGTCCGAGTGCGCCGGCGTTGTCTGTGGCTGCCGCACAGCAGGTTTCTGCTGCTGATCCTGACCGTGAGAAATCTGTTCGATTCCGTCGTGGGATTGATATTGCTATGAATCTATTGGGAGGCTGATATGGCTACTGCGAAAGAACTTCAGTCTGGTGTTGATGAGGCAAAAAAGGTCCGCGATGCTCTGAAGGTAGCGTTGGGTCAGGAAGGTTTGACTGACGCAGAATTTACTAGTATCAACAACCAATATAAGGCAGCGATAAAAACGTTTGACAGGTTAGATGCGGCATACAAGAAAGCACTAAAATCTGAAGGGTTGGCTGTTGGTGAAAAGGAGAGAGAAACTGCTTTTCAAACACAGCAAGTACAGTTCAAGGAATCTGCAGCAATCGACGCAGCAAAGGCTTTTCAGGACAATCCAAACGACAAAACCAGAAAAGCCAAGAACACCGCGTACGAGACATTAAACGATTTCTACAACAAGGCTGATGCGGCAGGTGTCAAGTTGGCTCGCATTATCGCACCGATTGATGGTGGGGGTTTTGGTTTGGTTAATCCTGCGGCTGCTCCTGCTGCTGCGGAAACTGTGGCCACCCCAACGGTTGCTAAACCCCAAGTTTTGACCGAAGCACAATCAAGGGCTCTTGCCACAGGTCGTCGACTTCCTGTGTCAACGGCTGTGGACACGCCACCTTTGGCACCCACTGATGCCACGGGTGATGTCAAGAAGTTGGCAGCAGATCAGAAGACGTTTGTTGATGCACAGATACTTGCACGGAAACTGAAGGACACACCTGCGAACCGCAAACTGCTTCGTGCCGAATATCAGAAAACTGGTAAACCAGCCGACGATATGGCATGGATGGAGATATTCCGTAAGGACTATCCTTCGTATTCGGACTGGACAACAACAGAAGTTGTAAACCATTTCGGTCAAGATTTCATGGACATTTTGAATAATGTTTCCGCGGGAACTATCGAATACTCTGATGAGGAAATAAAGGCTTTACTTAAAAACACCAAATACTTTAATTCCATAACGGACAAGCAATACTCTTTTGATACTCAACGCACAAGCATGCAGGACTCAATGGTTGCTGATGCTCGCAGATTGATCACTAGCGAATACGCAGATGTTGGTTTGTCTGAAACCGATTTGGCCGACCTATCAAAGACGGTTGCTCGATCAGGGCTGACCGGCACAGGACTAAAGCAGGCTGTGTATCAGTATGCGTTTCGTCGTGCGGCTGCTGCTCCTATGGCGACAGATACGAAGATGGTGACTAACGTGTTGCAGGGTGCTGATGCTGATGCGATACGTCAATCTGCCCGCGGGTACGGATATATGGTTTCGGATGCCGAGGTTCAGGCTGCGTTGACTGGTGGAATGTATAACGGTGTTGCTGTTTCGTCTGAGTCTATTTTGCAGAAAGCACAAAAAGCAGCAAAGGGTGCGTATGGTCATTTGTCAGATCAGATTGATGCCGGTTTGTCGTTGTCAGATATTTTTGAGAACTACAAACGGTATGCGGCGAATGTGTTAGAGCTGGATGAGTCGCAAATAGATTTTACGAAAGACCCTAAGTGGCAGTCTGCTTTCGGTACGAAGGAGTCGGGTCAGATGGGTTTAGGCGATTGGGTTACGAAACTAAAGTCGGATGAATCGTTTGGTTGGCAGTTTACGAAGCAGGCTAATCAGCAGGCTACGGATATTGGTTTGACTTTGGCACGGGCGTTTGGAAAGGTTAAATAATGGTAATGATGCGTGACCCTAACTGGACTGGTCCAGGTCCTGGACCAATGATTGACGTTCCATCGCAAGCCGAACTACAAGCCTCTAGCGATGCACTATACGATTATCGCAATAGTTTTGTAACCGATGCTGTCACACCAGGTGAAGCCCCTGTTGTTACACCAACCGAAACAGCAGAAGAAAAGGCGACACGGTTAGCCAACGAACGTGAAACTCAACAGACAGAAGCCGAAACATTCAGAAGGCAACGAAATGCCCAATCAACCATTAACGCCGTTTTGTCATCGTACGGTTTAGGTGATTTGGCAGATTTTGTTTACAAAGAAATTATTGTTAAAGAAACGGTAAACATCAACAACCCTGATGCAATTATCTTTGCTATCCGTGAACAGCCTGCATATCAGAAACGGTTTTCCGCCAACAAAGAACGAGTCAAGAATGGGTTTGATGAATTAGACCCTGCTTCTTATATTGCGTTGGAAGACCAGTATCGGGCAACCCTGTCTGCGAACGGTATGCCTGTATCGTTCTATGATTCCAAAGACGACTTTGATGCGATGATCGGTGGATCGGTTTCACCAGCAGAACTACAGTCCCGTGTCCAAGAAGGATACCGTGCTGTGCAAGACGCTGATCCTGAAGTGAAACGCCAAATGCGTGAACTGTACGGGGTTGCCGAAGGTGATCTTGCCGCATACTTTATTGACCCAAACCGTATGAAACCGTTGCTTGTTGCAGCCGACTACAAACGTCAAGCACAAGCAGCCAAGATCGCTGCCAGAGGATCAGAGTTAGCAGGTATCCAACTCACAGGTGGCCTTGCAGAAGACTTGGCTCGTCGAGGTATCACCGAGACAGAAGCCGAAACAGGGTTTACCGCTATCGGCAAACTTGGTGAACTGACAACACAACTCAGTGGCGAAACAGCCCTCAGCCAAGAACAGATCATTGGTCAACAATTCGGTACCGATGTTGCAGCCGCACAAGAACTAGAGAAACGTAAGCGTCGCCGTGTAGGTGAGTTCGCTGGTGGCGGTTCGTTTGCTCGGACACAAGGTGAAACCTCTGGTGCAACAAGACTGTCGGTTGGCACAGCCGAATAGGGTACTTGACACACCGACAGTGGGTGTGTGTATACTGAGAGAGTTCAACAGAACACCCATCGGAAGCCCCCCGTCTTCGATGCGTTAAAAGGGGTGAGATTTGCAGCCATTCTGAACCCTCCGGTCAGAGTGTGGGCAGAAGGAGTGGGTCATGTCAGAGTCAGACTTCGAGTTTGAGGATGAAGCACAAGACCAAGCAGCACGGAAAGATCCAGTACGCGCCAGAATGCGTGAATTGGAGCAACAGGTCAAGGCGTTTGAGGCGAAAGCCAAAGAAGCCGAAGCAGCCCAACGAGAGTTGGCGTTTGTTAAAGCAGGAGTTGATCCTGATTCAGCAGCAGCCAAATATTTCGTTAAAGGCTACGACGGTGAGCTAACAGCCGAAGCGATCCGTGCAGCAGCCGAAGAAGCAAGTCTCATACCTTCACAGAAAAAAGAAGTGGCTGCCGAACAGCAGGCATGGAATCGGGTGGCTCAGGCCAGTCGTGCAGGCGAGACAAGTGATGCACCGGTTGATTATGTGCAGCGTTTCAACAACGCTAAATCCGCAGAAGAAGTGATGGCTTTAATGGCTCAGGCTAGAGCAGAAGCAGAAAAGTACTAATCACTCTCCAGTAGGCGCACTACCTTCTGGGGCTACCCCAAAGGAAACATAGTGGCAATTACACAAGCAAGTTCACTCAGTGTCGACCAGGCGGCGTACGACCGGTTAGCGTATTTCGCTCTCCGTTCAGAACTGTTGTTTGACCAAGCAGCAGATGTCCAAGCAACCAATCAGGCTATGCCTGGTTCTTCGGTGATCTTCACGATTTTCTCCGAATTGGCAGCAGCTACCTCAACACTCACCGAAACTTCGGACCTCACCCCTGCAACAATGGGTGACAGCCAAGTAACTGTAACTCTTGCTGAATACGGTAACACCGTTCAGACAACTGCAAAACTTCGTGGAACAGCGTTCCTTGATGTTGATGCAACTGCCGCAAACTTGATTGGCTACAACGCTGGTCTTTCGATTGACACAGTTGTTCAAGCAGTTTTGGGTGCAGGCACAAACGTGGCTTACGCTACGGGTGGCGCAGCAGTTCCAACAAGCCGTGAGTCGGTTAAGGTTGACGCAATTTTGACTGCAAACGATGTTCGCAAGCAGACAGCAGCTTTGCGTTCAGCAAACGTTGCAACATTCAACGGCTACTACATGGGTTACATTCACCCAGACGTTTCATACGATCTTCGTCGTGAAACCGGTAACGCTGCATGGAACGCACCTCACGTTAACGTGGACACAGCAGGTATCTACAATGGCGAAATCGGCACTTTTGAGTCGGTTCGTTTCATTGAGACACCACGCGCACCATTGAATGCCAACGCATCAAACGGAACCAGCACAACTGGAATCATTGACGTTTACAGCACTTTGATCATGGGCCGTCAGGCTTTGGCTAAGGCTTACTCAGCAATCGATGGCAACGGTGTTGTTCCAAAGGTTGTTCGTGGTCCTGTCGTGGACAGTTTGCTCCGTTTCAATCCAATCGGTTGGTACTGGTTGGGTGGCTACGGTCGCTTCCGCGAAGCCTCGTTGCGTCGTATTGAAGGCGCATCAAGCATTGGTGCAAACGCTTCCTAATAAGTTGCGTTAGTTACCCCAAAGTGTGGGGCGGCCCTGGTTCCCCTCGACCTCGGCCGCCCCACTTTTTTGTTTGGTGTATGATGTTTTTGTCGAAAGGTTTGTATGTCTATTTCTAACTATGCAGAATTGAAGATTCTGGAACACACGACTGGTAAGACTGCGTGGACTATTCCGACGAATGTTTATGTGAAGTTGCATACTGCTGATGCTGGTGAGGCTGGTACTTCTTCGGCTGCTACTGAGACAACTCGTAAGGTTGCTGCGTGGGCTACTGCTGCTTCGGGTTCGATTGCTACTTCAGCAACTTTGGAGTGGACTAACGTTGCTGCTACGGAAACGTACAGCCATTGGTCTATGTGGGATGCTTCTACTGCTGGTAACTGTTTGTGGACTGGTGCGTTGTCGTCTTCGGCGGCTGTGACTGCTGGCGATACTTTTCAGATCACTTCGCTCACGCTGTCACTCGATTAGGTAGGTAGCCCCTAGTGGCTATAACTGCTGTTGCGGGGTTTACAGAACCGTTTAGGAACACTCATCCGTTTTATCGGTACGGGTATGTTAATGCCATACGCACGGCTACTGGTAGTGGTGTTGGTACTCAAATTGCTAGCGGTGCGAAAGCTGTTGTTGTTACGGCTACAGCGTCAGGGTTGGGTACTGCGTCGTCTGTCGCACAGGTGCTACGCGCAAGGTCTGCTACGGGTAGTGGTATTGGTGATGCTGCTGCGGTAGCAATATCTTTACGGATTCGTACTGCTACGGGTTCTGGTGTTGGAACTATGGATTCCACAGGGTTGCATATCGCGCCTCGTACAGCTTCAGGTAGCGGTATTGGCTCCGATACTACTGTCGGCAAGACAACCCCTGTTAGAACGGCTCAGGGAAGCGGTACAGGGGATTCTGTAGTCACGTTCATTCGTATCCCTATCCGTGTTGCTACAGGTTCAGGTGTTGGTTCGGGTGACGGTGTTGATCTTGTTATCAACATTCGTACAGCCACAGGTTCAGGCGAAGGAACTTCGGTCAGTCTTGGTGGTGTCGCATACTTCCGTTCAGCCACAGGTTCCGGCACAGGAACCGATACCGCTGACTGGGTGAAGTCACGCATCTTCCGTGTCCCATACACCTACCAGTATGTTGGCGGATTCTTCAACGATTTTGATGGGGCAAACCGTTTGGGGTCTTACATTAAAAGTAATGTTCGAGCAAGAAACCTTTACAAGTTGACCGATAACAGTTACACCATTGTTGACCAACGTGATCTAGGTCAAGTAAAGAAAGTTTGGTATGGTGGGCGTGACCACTTCTTGACAGCAGCAGAAGTAGAAGAACTCACAGCAGACGGATTCGGAGCAAGTATTACCTGATGGCTATATTTCGTACACCAACCGACAACTTCGTGACCCCAGTATTGGCTGACTTTGACATCAAAGGAAACCGTCTATCCGAGGAACAGCGTCTTGCTAACAGGCTGGCTCGACATCGCCAACCGACAGCGCGTGGTCGCAACGTGTTTCAGTTAACCGACCTGTCATACACAGAGAACCAACCGTCTAACATGTCAACAGTGATCAAGGTGTACTACGGTGGGCATGACATTGAGGTGGATGCTACTGAGGTAGCATCGTTAACAGCAGCAGGATATGGGAGTTACATAACGTGATTAAACATCAAGAGACACATCCTGACCTGGATGTTGAGGGTTGTTTCGGATGCAAGGTGTCAGCAGTCGGATTTAGCGCAGAACTTATGCCTACCCGTACAGGTTCTTCACGGTCAGCAACCATCGCACAGAAGGATCGTGTGCTAGAAAAGGACTTAGACGCATACAAACGGTTGCGTCAAGACGGTATCCAACCAAGAAAAATTGATGGTGCTGCAAACGTGGAATCGAGAGCAACAGAAAAATGGCAGGCAGAATCAGGGATACTTCCCGACTTTTAAGTGTTGAAGGTGTAAACATCCCGCATATTGGTTACGGGAAAATGGTGCAAGGATTGAAGACAGCGTTATCTGAAAAGGTAACACTTGATGATCGCGCCGAAACTGTAATGTTCGCGTTACGACCTAACCTGATTGCAGGGTGGTTTGATGACCAGCGTGTATCGGTGTTAACCATGTGGGAAACAAACTGGTTGCCACCACAGTTTTATGAATATATCCCGCTGATAGAAACGATCATTGTGCCATCTATGCACAACTATGATTTGTTCTCACAGTTCCACGACAATGTTCATATGATCCCGTTGGGTGTTGACCGTACAGTTTGGTGTCCATCTGAAGATAAACCTGATGGCAAGTTCCGGATCATGTGCGGCGGTTCAGAGTGGTATCGCAAAGGCTTAGATGTGGTACTGGAAGTGTTCAACAAGTTGCAACTACCTGACGCTGAACTGCATATCAAGATTGTGCCACCTCACCTGTCTGCGCCAAAGAACTTGGATTACCCAAATGTGGTGATTCATCGTGAATGGTTAACTGTTGAACAGGAACGTGATTTGGTTCGTTCTATGGATGGGTTTGTGTCGGTGTCCCGTGGTGAAGGGTTCGGTCTCATGCCGTTGCAGGCTGTCTCAGCGGGTATCCCAACGATCCTGTCTAACGCTCATGGGCATCGAGAGTTCGCTGATCTTGCCACCCATCGCATACCAACCACCAGTGTCCCGACCGCTAAAGGTGTTTGGCAGGACATGGGCAACTGGGATGAACCAGACGCAGAAGCATTAGCAGAAGCCATCAAAGACTTATACAACAAACGTGACAAGTACCGTCGTCAGGCGTTCCTGACAGCCCCACAAACAGCAGCGTTCAACTGGGACACAGCAGCCGAACAAGTGCTACAGATCGTTCAGCCAACCATCAACAGGTCTACTGGGGTGTGGAAACCGTTTGAACCTACATGCGAAATCGAGGTATCTAAACGGGTGCAAGCCACCATCGGTCAACATCGTGTGGAACTGTTACCTGGAATGAAGCATCGTGTAGTGTTAAATGTCAGAGATGTCCTATTAAACGCAGGAGTATTGGCATGATGAAACCTAAAGCAGTTTGGGATACACCAAACCCTAAAAAGAAATCTAAGAAGTTGTCCCCAAAGAAGAAGACTGCTGCGAAGGCTTCGGCTAAAGCTGCTGGTCGCCCGTACCCTAATTTGATTGACAACATGAAGGCCGCAAAGAAGCGTGGCTAAGACTGCTGCCTGGCAACGCAAAGAAGGCAAGAATCCTGCTGGCGGTTTGAACGCTAAAGGTCGTGCATCTGCCAAAGCGCAAGGTATGAATCTGAAACCACCTGTGTCGGCGAAGCAAGCAGCGAAGTCACCTAAAGCGGCTGCTCGACGTAAATCGTTTTGTGCGCGTATGGGTGGCATGCCAGGTCCGTTGAAGGACAGCAAGGGAAAGCCGACTCGGAAGGCTTTGGCGTTACGCAAATGGGATTGTTGATGTGTGGTAATCTGTTTTTCTAAACCTTGAAAGGAACGATTATGCCTAAAGTTGGAAAAATGAAATTCCCTTACACCGCCAAAGGTAAGGCTGACGCAAAGAAAATGGCCAAGAAGATGGACAAACCGATGATGAAGGCCAAGAAAAAGAAGTAAATGTCTACTGCTGGTGCGCTCATCAACAGGGTGTCACGGCAACTGTTATCTGGAACGATTGAGGAACGGAACAAGTTAGCAACAACCGTTACATCGTCAGATACTTCTATTGTCATGTCTTATGACTTGGCTGGTTTGCGCGCTGGATCGGTGTTTGAGATTGATTCGGAACTCATGTATATCTGGGTTGCTGAGTCAGGTTCTAAGACTTTGACTGTTGAGCGAGGCTATTTGGGTACGACTGCTGCTGCACATACGGCTGGCGCACTTGCTATTTTGAACCCACGTTTCCCACAACAACAACTGTTGGATTCGTTCAACCAGGAACTAGATGATTTGTCTAGCCCATCTAACGGTTTGTTTCGGGTGGTTGCAGCGAATGTTGATTACAACGGTTCTGACCGTCAGGTTAACTTGACTAGCGCAACCACGATTATCGATTTGATTGATGTGCGTTTACGCTATTTATCTTCTGATTATCCGGTGTTGCGTGGGGTTCGTTTGTCAAGGGATTTGCCTACATCCGATTTTGCGTCAGGGTTTGCTT